TGTATTCCGGAAGAGATCATCGACGAGGTTAACGAAGAAGACGAAGAGGAAGACGAAGAATGATCTGTCCAAAGTGCTCCGGATCCGTTCCTGACGGGTCCGCTTTTTGCAACCACTGCGGCCGGAAGCTTCCCGCCGCGCCCCGTCCTCCGCGCAAGCCCAAAGCCCGCGGAAATGGGCAGGGGACAGCCTACAAAGTCGGAAAGGCTTGGACAGCGGAAGCTGTAGTAGGCTATCGGAAACCGCGGGACGAATCCCATCAGCCCATCCCGATCAAACGGACGAAGGCTGGCTTCCCGTCGAAAGCTGCTGCGCTGGCTTACTGTCCGATCCTCCGCGCCGGAGGAATCATAAAGCCGTCCGAGGCGCCGCGCCTGTCTTCCTATTGGGAAACCTACAGCGAAAACAAGATGACCGCCCTGTCCGCTTCCAAACAGACAGCCTATAAAATCGCCTGGAAACGTCTGGAACCGCTCCATGACGTCCGTGTGGATACTCTGACGGTCCAGCTGCTGCAGGCAACTATCAACAAAGCCTGCTTGTCCTATTATACCGCCAGAGACTGCAAAGCACTGCTGACAAGCCTGTTCAAGCTGTCCTCTGCGGACGGGTTCACGAACAAGGATCTGCCTTCCCTGCTGGAGCTTCCAAAGCTGGAAGAAGCGGAGCAGATCCCGTTCTCCCAGGAGGAACAGACAGCCCTCTGGAAACGGTACGAAAACGGCGATTTAAACGCCTGCATCCCTCTCCTGATGATTTACACAGGAATGATGCCAGGCGAGGCGCAGGGCCTCAAATTGGAGCAAATAGACCTATCCGCGCGGCAGATCATCGGTGCCGGCATGAAAACCAAGGTCCGGAAGAAAACGCCCATCGTCCTGGCGGAATGCATTCTTCCTGTTGTACAGGATCTGATGGACCATGCGCAGCCATCAGGCTACATCTGGCCGCGGAATGAAAAAGCCTGGTACGACAATTACTACGCAGCGCTGGAGGCTGCCGGCTGCCGGAAACTGACGCCCTATTCCTGCCGGCACACAACAGCCACCGCCCTGGCCGTCACGGAGAACATCGCGCCCCAGACCGTCAGGAAGGTAATGAGATGGTCAACTGCAAAAATGCTGGACCGTTATGCTCATCCGGAGACATCCGATGCGCTGGCGGCAGTAGATTCTCTCAAGAAACACTCGGTAGTAGACTCGGTAGTAGAGAAAGAATCACAGGTTTTGGGAGGATCTGAGAGAGAATAAAGAAAAACCCCGGAACCGTTGAGATTCCGAGGTTTAAGCGGAGAAGCCGGGATTTGAACCCGGGCTGCGGTCACCCGCACTACTCCCTTAGCAGGGTTTATAAAAATCGTTGTTTTTCAACGCTTTCAGCTCTACATATCGGTAGTTACTCGGTAATAGCAAATTTGCCCCGGCTTTCGCCGGGGCTTTTCGTGTGTTTAGTAGACTCCTTTTTTAGCCTCATCCGGCGCGTCGTCATCCCAGATCGGTTTATTCGGATGGCCGTATTCGTAATACGGCAGCCAGCTCTTGTCGTAGGATTCTACGCTGGAAAGATCGCCGTTAAATGTCTGCCTGGGGCCATCCTGCTGTGGCGCGGCATCCTCTACGGAGCTGCTGTCCAGGTTGGTTCCGTCCGCGACCGATTCCAAATAGTTCAAAGATTCGGCCATTTCCTCAGCGCCGTCCTGGAATTTCTGGCCCTTTTCCACGCCCTTTCCGGCATCCGCGTAGCGCTTCTGCCTGGACCGGAGCGGGGCGAGTCTCTTCTTCAGCTTTTTCAGGATATCGTCTTCCGTTTTGCCGTTCTTATAGAGATAGTCCATCATATCAGCGACGGACGTCCGGAGCCAGAAATCATAATAATCCACATATCTTTCGACGTCATCGGACAGCACGCTCCAGGGCCTGTCGTTGGTCAGCTCGTTGATGGCGTCGAAGAAGTCACTCATAGATATTACATCCAGCGTCCCCTCATCGTCAAGGTCCATCAGGTAATCGATGTATCCGGCCGGCGAAGCCTGGGCGGCCCAGGTGTCATACGGTTCCGGGCGCCGTTTCAGGATGCCGTCAATCGAATGGCCGTTTTCCTCGAGATATCTTACAAGATCCTCGACGGAGCCCTCCAGATCAGGATCCACATAATCAACATAATCGCCGACCCAGTTGGTGAAGAGATCCCAGGGCTTCCCGCCGGTCATTTCGTCGACCTGGTCGAACAGCTCTTCGACGGACATATCCGCCAGCGTTCCGGCCTCCCTTCTGCTGTTCAGCCCGGCGATAAAGTCATCCCGTTCCTTGTCCCGCTGTGCAAGCGTTTCGTCGTTCACGTTTTCATCATCCTGGCCGGGCATGGATCTGGTGACTGGAGGCTGCGGAGCCTCCTTCTTGACGGCGTTTTCCCAGCTCTCCAGATTAAACTCGAACCCGGAGTTCTTCAGCTTCTCCGCGATGTCATCCATTCTGGCGTAGTCTTCCTTCCGGTAGGCGTCCTTGTACTGATCCCGGAATGTATCGCCGATCTTTTCCTTGATGGCCTTATCCTCGACGCCGTCCTCCCTCAGGGCCTCGACCATTGCGTTGAAGCCTTCGTAGTCTCCGTCGCCGAGGGCCTTGACCATTTTCTGCTTATTCTCGGTCACGCGCTTCTTCTGTTTCTTTCCGTCATATCCGGAGAGGATCTCCTCCAGAGGATCCGTCTCCCCGCCCTCGCCCTTGTTCAGCTCAGGCACGGCCGCCTTCTTGCCCTGGTCGTTGGCATAGCTCCATACGCTGTCGACGAGCGCCGCCTTGTCGTCCGGGTCTGCGGTCTGATACTCCGCGGTAGCGAACAGCTGCCCCAGCAGGTTGTACGCGGTCTTTCCTCTCGTTTCCTTGTAGGCGTCCCATTCCTTATCCGTCAGCACATATTTTTCACCGTTCGCGCTGAAGGTCTTGCCGGGCTCCTGGGGAGGCTTCCCAACGGCCGCCAGCTCGTTCACGATAGGATCGTCCTTATACTGGGCGATGTATCCCGGCAGAACGAAGTTCTCCAGGATCCTTTCCAGCAGTCCGCTTTCCTCCGCCTTGCCCCAGACGTCCCGATACGGGATATTGGTCTGGCTGAGGCCGGGAATCCTGTTCTCAAGCTGCTCCAAGGAGTATCTCGCCGTGCCCATGATGCCGGCCCCCTGACCGCTCGGGACGAAGGCTTTTCTTCTGGTGGTATCGACCGTTCTGGCGATGGCGCCGAGAGCGGACGGAACCAGACTGCTCATGTAGTTCAGTCCAACCTTGGCGGCCAGTTGTGTAAGGGTTGTGTTCGTATCGCTGCCGTTTGTAAACATCTCCAGCAGGCTGTTGACGCCGTCCAGCATGCTCAGGTTGAACACAGGCTCCGTGATGTTGCCCATGGCGTTCACCACCTCATCGAGGCTGAAGCCCTCCTGGCTGACGGCCTGCTCCTGAATGGCGGCGCCGACGAAGAACGGCATGCACATCGGAGCGGCCCAGTCCAGGGTGAAGGTATAGTCTTCCCCGCCGATGCTGAACCTGATGGCGTATTCCTGAGCGCCCTTGGCCTTCTCGTACTTATCGTCGTCATCGTCGCCAAATCCGCAGCTGACGAGGCCCATGCTTCCCAGGATCGCGCCAAGCGCCATGACGGCCGTTCCGGTAAGTCCGGCGCTGAGGTTGTCGATAAACTGGTTCGGGGTGATCGCGCCTTCCGGCAGGGTGTCGAGTTTTCCTTTCTGATAATCGTTATACTGCTTCAGGTGGTGCAGGTCCGTGGTCAGGGCTTTCGCGATCCCGACCGGGCTGTATTCGATGCCGCGCTTCAGGATGTTGGCCGGCGTCTTCTTGAACGGAAGCACCGCTTCGGCGCCGAATGCCACCACCTTCTGGCCAAAGGTTTTCGGATCTCTGGTAAACTCAGTCAGCTTGGCAGCCAGTCCGTTGAAGTCGCGGTAGGTCGCCTTCTGAGCTTCCTGAATGGCGTAGGCTCTGCCCTTTTCCATCAGTTCAGGATCATTCTGCATCTGTTCCGCGGTATATCCGTTGGCCTGCATCCATCCGCCGAGGGCCCGCCGGTAATGTCCCTTCAGGAAGAACCAGTCTTCCGCCTCCAGGGCATTGCTGTTGAAGTCGCTCAGCACCTGCATCACGCCCTTGAACTGCCGCTTCTCCCGCTCGATCATGGTGTCTTCGTTGTACTTGGCCTCGCCGGTCAGCATGCCCTTCATGGTTTCCGCGTCGGCCCTGGCGAAGTTCCGGATCTCCTTGGAGACAGCAGCCCGCAGGGTCTTGGTTCTCTGCCCCTGTTCCATTCCGAGCTCCATCAGGGCGCCCATCTTATTCTTCAGGCTGACAGCCGGAATGAACATGGCGTTGCCGATGATGTTCCGGATATGGGTCCGGGGGTTGCCGAGCATAGCCAGCATGCGCCAGCTTCTCAGCTTATCCTTCCAGTTGGCGGGGATCTGCTCACCGATTTCCTTGGCGACAGCCTTCCGGATCTTCTGGAAGTCCTGCTCATTCTCCGCGGCGGCGATGGCCCGCATGGTCCACTCGTCGAGGTGCACGGTCCCGCACTTTCCGGTGCGGTTTCCGATATCCTGATTGACCTGGTCGACCTGTTTCTGGAAATAGCTCATCCGTCCGACCGGGGTCATCATCCGGAAGAGCTTCCTTGCCTGCAGCTGCTGGCCGAGGTCGGTGCCCTGCCGGTTGTAGGCGTCCGCCAGCCGCATCTCGGTGGCGGTGTCGCCCTTCAGGGCGGCCATGCCCATGACCGTCAGCATCCGTGCCTGCCCGTCGGCGCTGCGGTAGTCGAAGCTGTCGCTCGTGACCTCGTCCACCGCGCTGCGGTATCCGTCCGGATCCGCGTCATTGGCCTTGCTCCGCACCCAGTCCAGCGCCCGGTTGACCTGGGCCTGGTTGCTGTCAGGAGTATAGCCGCTGTGGGTGTACAGGTACTGCTTCACCTCGTCGTGCAGCGCGTCGCTTTCCTGGGCGGTCTGGCTGCCGAACTGGCGCTGCGCCGGCCCGCCGTCCTCCGGCATAACGTTTGTGCTCAGCCCGGTGGGCGGGAGGGTGATACCGTTGAAGGCATCCACGTCCTCCTGGGTGACTACTCCGCTTTCGACGAGCTGGGTGTCCAGGTCGGTCAGGCTTGTGCCGCCGGCAGAGTATAGACTGTCAGTATTGTTGCCATCATAAAGGCCTATGTTCTCCGTGGCTGACTTGATTTGCGTAGGCTTATAGACGGCATACCATTGATAGAGATCCTCAGAACTGCCCCGTTTCAGGAAGTCAATCAGTGTTTCGCCTTCCTTTGCAAGAGCTTTCATCTGTTCGCCGTGAGGCAGGAACGTGAAATTGTCGCTGAAACTGCTTATGGCAAGCGTATCAGTCATCCCTGCATTTATCAGATTATTTATAGTCTTGCTGGCCATCTCAGGATCAAGTCTCCAGTGAACAATTGCTCCGTCGTGACCGTTTTTCCGGCCTTCCTCTGCAACTTTCACTGGATCAAACTGGCTGTGGGTTCCAATAAAAGCTGTTTCTTCATAAGGATTCTCTGCATGAAGATACTCCTCATACATTTGCGGTCTCTTGTTATATGCAGTCTCGGCAGAACTTGAGAACCACATTTCTCCCCTTTCACCTGGTTTAAAAACAGTGAATCGTTCACTGGAAGCCGACCCATGGTAGACGATCCTTGGTGAGCCATCCGGATTCGTTACCTTGCTGTTTCCAAACCATCTCTTGAATTGCATAGTATCCGTTTGTTTTCTGACGGGAGTTTTCCGCCCATATTTTTTGTCATTGACAATTAAATCGGATTCAGATATAGTATTAATGTACCCATCAGGTATGTTCAGGCTTGCGAGGTCTGCCTCGTGACCACCGGACAACGCCTCATGGGTTTTTTTGTTATTAATATAGAATATGCTTTTTATACCTTTCGCTTCTTTTTCGATAGATGATAAAAGTCTGTTTATTGTATCTGTATTTCCATGAACTGTTTCAATATCATTTACATCCAGCCCTAATCCGTTAATTGTTTTTCGAGCATTAATTTTTACTGGAATCAGCACTTTTTTCCCACTTTTGGCTTTCATGCTTATGATAACTGTAACAGAACCTGGCTTTGGATCTTTTATAATTGCAACAGGGTCAGCAATAAAATCAAGCAAATGACCAAATTCTTCAATATCGAAAATATGATCATCACGATATTCAGCTCTTTTATACGTTCCTTCCAACGAATCGCGAACATGTTTATAATCAATAACCATTGGCAATCTTACAAGGCCTATGTCCTCTAAAATCTTTGGAGTCGCTCCTACCACAAGAACCTTGTTAGATTCCTTTTTTTCATCTTCGCTAAGTTTTAGCCATTCACTAAGCTGATCCCTATAATTAAGTGTTGGGTCAATTTTAATACTGTCTTTGTTATATACACCTTCCCTATCCGTATTAATATCCGTCAGGCTCACTCCGTCGGCCATATACCTGATATCCGGGCTGTCGGTGAACCGCTGGTCCAGCGGGATCACGTTGCCCTGGTCGTCCCTCGTCACCGGGTCTGCGCTCTTGACGTCATCCTTATTGAAGAAGATCGCGATGTCTCCAGCACCGTCCGTCCAGTGATCCGCGTTCGGATTCTTTCCGCCGTCGTCATATACTGCGTTAATCCTTACGCTGTCGTATCCGTGCTCCCGGGCCCATTTCGCGATCTCCCTGGTGGTTGTGTCGTGATTGTACGGGTGGTAGCCTTCCGCTTCCGGATCCGCGTCGATCACGGAGAACCAGGAAATCCGGTCATAATTCGCGCCGTCGGCTTCCACCTCCAGCTGCCTGCCGGGCCTCGCGTACAGTCTGTAGATGCCTTCCCGCGCCTCAGAATCCGAAACGTTCCGGATCTCTCCGTCAGCAGTGTAGGTTCCTGCCAGGTTGGGGTTATAGGTGACGAAAATGGATCCGTCCCCTTCCTCCAGATCGAATTCAGTAAAGCCGAACGACTCGGTCCCGTGGAATACTGCTTCAGTGTATCCCCTGCCGGCAGCATATGTCTCGACATCCTCAGCCGCGGCCTCCATATCTCCGCGCTCGACGGCGCTCTGATAGTCCTCCGCGGCCTGGCTCAGCATCTGCTCCATGTCTGCCGCGGTGATATCTCCATATGCGCTGTAGGATCCGGTGGCATCGAATTTCTGTTCGATTGCCGCTTTAGCCTCCGCAATGGCGTCCTGCGTCTGGGCGGAATAGTTTTTGCCGTACTTGGCCTGGGCTTCCGTCGGCAGCTGGCCGATGCTGGCCTTGGTGACGTCAACGACCTGCTGATCCCGATACTTCCCGTATTCCTTGACGGTTCCGTCCTCGTTCAGCACGTTGTTGTCGTACATCTTCCGGTCGATCAGCAGTTTCCAGTATCCCGGGTCATCCTTAAACTGGCTGAACCTGGGCACGAGGCCGATGGCGTCGCAGTATTCCGCGAACCGTTTTCCGTTTACGTCGGCATTCTCCCGGGTGCTGGTCTTATCCCAGTATTCGTAGGGGAAGACGTGCTCCGCCTGATCCTTTGTCAGCGTAACGCCGTAGCACTCCGGGTCATAGCCGGGTTTTCCTTCCGGCGTAGTGAACCGGATATACAGGTCCCTGGTATAGGGATTGCTAAGCAGCGTATTGATTTCCGTCTCGCTCAGGGCGTCCCCTCCCTCTGTCAGGAGCTTCATCCTCGCGTCCCAGAGCGCGATCTGAGCGGCGCTCCGCTTGTCCTTGCCGGTCTTTTTCCCCTTGGCATTGACGTATTCCCCGACGAGCATGTCATTCTGATATGCCGTATAATCGGAGCTTTCCGTCAGCGTCTCGTTCACGGATCCCACCAGCTGCTGAATCACGTCCCGGCTGTTGCCGCTGGAGTGCCAGGGAATGATGAAGTCAATATCATTGCTGGCCATGGCAAGCCGGATATGCACGTCATTCATGCCAACGAGGATCATCTGAACGTTATTGTATTTCTTGGCATAGGTTCTGGCGGTGGCATAATCCATGCCGGTCACGTCGGAGAAGTCCATCACATACTTAGTCCCGTCGATTTCTCCCATCCGGCTCCGCAGCTCGTTGCCTTCTTCCGTGCCGCTTTCCGCCAGGGCGATTTCTTCCGCGGTGGCCTCATGGTATCCGTTGCCCTGCCCCATGATGCTCTGGTTCAGGTCCACTCCGATGCTGCCGAGGAAATCCACGGCCTCAGAGACCTTGGTATACATCTGGACCTTGCTGCCAAGCGCCTGCATTTCCAGGAAGGACATCACATAGTCCAGGCCCCATTCCGGCCGGAAGTCGGAGGTGGACTGGAACCGCTGCCCGCCGACCAGGTTCTGCTGCCGGACCCGGCGCTTCGCTCTTTCGAAGGCGGCTTCCGCCTCCTTCCGGTTCATGGTCCGGAAGGGGTTCTGCTCATCGGTCCAGCGCGTAGCTTTGCCGTTGATGATATCGCCGATGCTGGCTCCGGAATAGGGCATGATGGATTTTCCCATACCGGCGCCGCGGGTGGTGCGATAGGTCCAGTTCTTGGAATATCCGGCGAATTCGCCGGTCCGGTTCAGGTCGAACAGCACTTCCTCCGGTGTCAGCCGGAAGTTTTCCCGGTCCACCTTATAGGTGACGCCGTCGTCCTCCATCACGTTTGTGACGGTATTCCCTTCCCGAACCTGCAGGCACAGCGCCTGCGTAACCCAGTTGTACGCTTCGACCTCTTTCAGCTCCTGTGCCAGGCGGTCGGTTTCCGCGATATTCTTTTCTACGTTTTTGTTTGCCTTTTCGACCTTTTCCTCCAGGGCCTTCCGCTGCCTGGCCGTCAGCTTGTCGCCGGTGTCGGCCAGCTGCTTGCTCAGGTCGGCGGCCTTCTGCCGCAGGTTCGGCAGGCTGGCCTCCCGGGTTTCAATCTTTTTCTGAATGGAGGTCTTCGCCTTGGCGATGGCTTCCTTGGATCCGTATTTCTCAAGCGCCTTCTTGATATAGCTGTTCGCCAGTTTGCTGGTCTCGTCCCAGTCGATCACGGCGTCCCCGTTCTCGTCCCGGAGGGGATTCCCTTTCTCATCTCTTTTCAGGGCGACGTATTCGTTCTGGAAGCTGTTCATCTGCCCCAGCAGGCTGGGGACGCCCATCCACCGGCTGAAAACGTAGCACACCGGGCAGGGTACGCTCAGGTTCGCGCCGTGGGTGATGTCATAGACCTTCATGACGCTTTGCCTGGAAAGCCCGGTAAACACCTTGGGCTTGAATCCCTCCGCGGTGCCGTGCTCCTCGATCCATTTTTCCCTGGCCGTTTCGTTTTCCGCGTTGATGGCCTTGATTTCCTCCAGCATGGTTCCGCTCAGCACGTCCACGATGGCCTGTGTTTTCGCGCAGATGGTGCCGAAGTCGACAGTGGTTTTATACTGGGGATCGCTGTTGCTCTTCAAGGCGCTGAACTGGGCGGCGACCTCGCTGCCGGCGATCTCCCAGATCAGGTTGTGCTCCCTGTATCTGGCGCACAGGTTCATCAGATCCGCGAACATTTTCCTTGCGTCGCCCTTCTGGGTGCGCGGGTTTCCGTCCTCGTCCAGTTTCACTTCGCCGTTCTCATCCCTCAGAACCTCATCGCTCAGGCCCATGTCAATCAGCTGGCCGACCGGGGTGTTTACGATCATGTCCGGGGTGATCCGGACCTTGACGCCGTCAACCTCTGAATACTTTACGCCCTTCTCCAGCCCGTTCTCCCCGTTCCCTTCGATGCTGCCGTTCGGATCCGGCATGTAAAGCGCCAGGGTTTCCTCGTTCGCGACCATGCCGAGGCCTGTCGCTTGGGCGATCTGGGCCACGCTGAACTGTCCGCCGGCGGGGTGAACCTCGCTCCTGGCGGATTCATTGATCATCTTCTGGAAGGTGCGTTCCGCTCTCCGCAGGTATTCCGCGGTTTCCTTTTCCTTGCCGGTCAGCCGGAAGTTTTTCAGGGCCTGGTTGATGTTGTGCAGGGCGTTCCGCATCTTTCCGCCGATGCCCTTGTCCAGCATCCGCATGACGACGTCCCGCTCATTCAGTTTGGTTCTGGCGAAGTCCGCGACGATCTCCCGCTCCGCGTCTTCGATGGAAAGCTCCTGCCGCACGGATTTCCGGTAGTCGCTGATCTTCTTGTTGACAGCAGCCCGGAATCTGGCGTTGCTCTCGTAAATCGCGTCCGAGGCGCCGACGGCATCCTCTCCGAACAGGGATTGCAGCACGACGTCCCGATATGTCTGGTAACTCTTCGTGTTCTCCATCGCGTGGGTGATCTCGTGCAGCGTGGCTTCCACCAGGGCCTGCCCGATGGTCATCTTGCCTTCCCTGATCATGTTGGCGTTCAGATATACGACGCCCTGCTTATACATGCCCCTCGCGCTGCCCGGCAGCTTATCGGAGAGCTGGATCTCAACGCCCAGCCGCCGTCCGATGGCGCCGACCGCCAGATAACCGTCCGAGTTATTGACCAGGCCGCTCATGTCGATCCGGCCCAGCTTGATCTGGTTCGCCCGCTCGGTCAGTTCCTTCCTTCTCCGGTCGCGTTCCTCGCCTTCCTCCAGGTATTCCTGATCCAGCGCGGCCTCGATGAGGCTGTCCCGGCGGGCTTCCCAGGCCTTTCCGTTCCGCTCGTTTTCCTCCTGGACCTTCTGTTCCATCGCGGCGCGGTCCTGCTCGGCCCGGGCTCTCGCTTCCTCGTCCTGCCGGGCCTCCTCCGCCTCCATCTGGGCGACCTCGTCCTCGCTCTCCTGGCGGATCCGGCTCAGCGTCTCGTCCGAAACCTTATTGCTGTTTTCCTCCGCGGCCTTCGCGGCCTCCTCCTGGTTGGCGGCCTTCTGCTGATATTCGTGCTCTACGTTTTCCGTGCTGTTCAGCCGGCTGGTCGCCTCCCGGATGTCGTCCTGTGCAGCCTCCGCCTCCGCGGGGGTGCTGGCATTGGCGGCCCGCTCTCCGGCCTCCCGCAGGCTGTCCGCCGCTGCGTCCGCTTCATGCGTCCGCTGCTCCAGCTCTTCCTCTGCGATCCTGCTCTTTTTCTTTTCCGCGTCCGCCTTATTCTTTGCCTCAACGGCCGCGTCCGCCTCGCCGTTCGCCATCTTTTCCTGCATCAGGAAGTTGACCCGGTAATCATGAACCGCCTGGCTGATCTCAACCTGAAAATCATGGTTCTGCGTGTCCTTCTTGACGGCTTCCGCCAGCATCTGCGCCTGCGTTTCCGCGTCAGCCTGCCGGAATTCCTCGCTGTTCATGACGTTCCGGCATTCCCCGTTTCCGAGCAGGGCGTACTGAACGCCGATCTTCAGCGTGGCGATATTGACCCCGGCGTCCCCGCCTCCGGCCATCACGTTTTCGATGGTATCCACGCCGTTCTCCCCGAGCACCTCCGTGATGTTGGTCGCCGCGGCGGCCGCCCGGTTCGTGTCGTGTCCCGTGCCGAGCACGGCCGTCAGCGTTGCCTGCTGGCTGGTTGAATCCGCGTTTCTGGCGTTCTCCAGGGCGATAATGGCCTGATCGTAGGCGTCCGCCTGCGCTTCCTTCCGCCTGGCGGCGGTCTCGTCCTGCGCGGCCTCTCCGGTGCCGGTCCCGGTGCCTTCCGTGTCCGCCGCTTCTGTCTCCGTCTCGTTGGCGTAGAAGGGCCGCAGCGGCCGGTTCAGCTCATACTCTTCCTGTTCCTTCTCCTTCCGGGCGATCTCCTGGGTCACCTCGGCCTGGCCCTTGCGCAGCTGCCTGGCGGTGACCTTTTCTCCGGACAGGTTGCTGATCTCCCGGGCTTTTTCCGCGTAGGCCAGCTGCTCCGCCAGACTGCCGGCGGCGACCATCGTGATGTCCATGCCCGGGGAGAAGAAGGAAACGACTGCCGTATGCAGCACGTCGCCGAAGTTGTCCGCCATGGCCCTGGCATAGGCCTCGTCGACGTCGATCCCCTGATCAGTGTAATGCTGGACCAGTTTGTTAAACTCCTTCGAGTTTTCGGGCATGAAGAAATAGTCCGCGGCTTTCTCCGCGACATCGTTGACTGATTCTCCGAAGGCTTCCTGCAGCCCGTTCGGAATGAGGTTGATGAAATAGTCCTTCAGGGCGGACCGGGTGATGCTGCCGCTTCCGTTGAAGGCCTGCTTGATGTGCTTAAACTCAATTCCTTCCGAAAGCGATTCGGAAAAGAAGGTAATCAGGCCGATGGCCGCTGCCTGCCATCCGTTCGCGTTGTTGTCCAGCGCGGTTTCGATGGCATCGCCCATGGCGCCGAAGGCCATCGGGAAGGCCTGAAGGATTTCATTGGTGTTCTCGTCGAACAGCCCGCCGAAAGCCTGCCCGGTCATCATGCTGCGTCCGCGGTTGTACATGATTTCGTACAGCGCCTTGATGATGTGTCCGCCGGCCGTCAGGTTGCCGTTTTCGTCGGAGTATTCCCGGTCAATGGCCTTCAGGTCCTCGGACAGGGTGGTCTGTCCGATCCTGTTGCTGACCTTCATCCATTTGGCCTGGTCTTTCCTCCCAGCGATTTCGCCGATCATATACAGGCCGTTGGTGAAGACATCCGGCACAGCCATGCCGATGCCGGCCAGCAGGTTGACGATTCTTCCGCCGGGCCCGCTCTGGGCAAGCTCCTCGCTTCTCTCCCGGATGGCCTCCTCCGTCCGCAGCCGCAGGTCCGTGTCCAGCGCGGCGTAGTATCTGTCCGCGGCTTCGACGCCGTCCCTGCCGAGGATCGCGTAGTAGATGTCCTGCTCGTCCGGCGTCATAACCGCGAAGCCAAACTTGGTTTCGCCGATTCCGCCGGCGCCGTCCTCCGCGCTCCCGGATCTTTCGAGCGCCCGCATCGCCTGCTCCCTGCCGTCCTCGGCATAGGCGCCAAACCTCTCGTCCTGCATGAACAGGAAGGCGTTATACTGGATCCTTTCATCCTCCAGCCAGTCGATGTAGTCCTCGATCTTCGCCCTGTATTCCTGCGGCAGATCCTCGAAGAAATTCAGCGCGTATTTGGCGTCCTCGATCTTCTCCCCGATCTCCGCGACGGAGGCCTTCGCTTCCCGGATGGTTTTCTCGGAGGTATGCTGGCTGTTGGTGATCCTTTCCCGCCCGGCGGCGTCCGTCAGGGCCTGAATCACGGTCGCGCCCTGGTAGGTCCTTTCCCAGTCGCCGAACGTGGCGATATAATCCAGCATGCTGTCCGTGGCCTGCTGGTTCGGCATGGTCCCGCCGTTTTTTACCACGATGCCGTATACCAGGTTCCGCCGGGCGTTCGCGCTTTCCAGCTCCGCGGTTTCCCTGTCATACTGCGCCTGGTTCTCCTGAATCCACGTTTCCGTGTTCCGAAGCCGGCCGTACAGGGTGTCCAGTTCGCTCTGCTCAGGAACCTGGGACAGGTCCTCTCCCGCATGCCGCCTGTAGGCCTCCTCGGCCTCCCTGGTGCGTTCTGTAAGCGCCGCCGCCTTCTGGTTCGCTTCCTGCCAGAAAGCTTCCTCCGTCTGGCCCAGGCTGGCCAGCTGATTCCGCATGTAGTCGGTCACGATGAAGTTCGGCTCATATTCGCCGGTCTCCTGGTTCCTTACGAACTCGAATCCTTCGTTTCCGAGCAGGGTCATCTCGACTCTGTCAGGGATATTCTCTCCTTCCCTGGCAAGCATCTGATCCCCGTAGGTCTTCTCGATTTCTTCGATTTGGGCCAGCAGGCTGTCCCGTTCTTTGGCGCGCTTCTCGTATTCGGTCCGGTGCGCCATGCTGCCGAAGGCGGTCCCCGTGTATCCGCTGGTGGCCTTGTCGACGCTCCGCTGAATGTTGTGCGTCGCGAATTCCGGATTCGTCCAGGCCTCCGGGTTCAGCGGCTCCAGCAGGATGCCGTCAACGATCCGGCTGAAGGAGGAGCCGATGCCCAGGGAGGCCAGCTTCTGCAGCCCGGCGTTCAGCTTTCCCTCAAACGCGCTGTACGCCTCGCTCTTCCGCCTGTCCTTTGCCTGCTCCTCCTGCTGGGCGGGCGTGGGTGCTGCGGGCTGGGCCGCGGCGCTCTGGTTCTGAGGCGGCGTGGGGGCAGTCATAATCGGGCTTCGCGCAGGCTCCGCGGAGGGCGCGGCGGTCGTAGCCGGCGCGGGCGTTTCCGCGGGGGAGGGCGTGGGCATGACAGCGCTCGTCGGATCGGGCGCCGGTGCAGCCGCCAAATCCCTGTCATATGCTCCCTCGCCGTGCTTCGCGTCATAGGCCGCCCTCAGCTCGTCCTGGCTTGTCCGAAGAACCAGATCCTCTTCCGTCGTCTCTTCTCCGGGACGCATAATTGCCGGCGCGATATCCAGCGTATTCTCTCCGCTTGGCGACGGCAGAGGCTGATATTGCGACTGCTTAAGCAGTTCACTGGCCTCGTGCTGGATATCCAGCCTGGTCCTTCCGTTCTCTCCGGCTGCGGCAGGGGCGCCGGCAGGAGTCGCCTGAACCGCGGGAACCGTCGTTCCGCCGGCAGCCTGCCCTGCCGGGCTCTGGACCGGCGCGGTGGGCTTGTATCCGTTCAGCAAGTCGTCGCCGGTTTCCTTATTCCTGTTCTCCGCGCACCGGGCGTTGATCCGGTCGACCATGCCCTGATAGGAAAAATCAATCGGCCGGCTGGTGTCGATCAGTTTGTTATAGGCATACTTCGTGTTCTTGTTGGTGGTCTTGTCCAGCTGAGCCAGGTGGGAGAACTTCTGATCCGCCAGCATGCTGTCCAGTTTGCTGATCACCTTAGCCGGGTCCGTTTCGTTTCGCAGGGCCTCGTCGAGCTGCCGGTTCATTTCCTCCAGCTCGGCCTCGGCGTCCTCGGTCCAGTAGTCTGCGGCGGCGGCGCTGGCAAAGAAGGCCCGCTCGGTCTCGTCCTCGCTGTCAGCCCGCCAGGCGTTTTCCTGCACCCATCCCTTCGGAAAATAGGGCACGCCAAAATAGAGCCCCGCGTCCCGGCAGGTCATGCTGACGGTATACGGGGCGTACCCATCGTCAGATTTGGTCAGCTTTTTGGTGATCTCCGGATCCTCCTGCCATCCGCTTCCGCCGTTCATGTAGTAATTAGCGATATTGATATCGTTGGCGTCCAGGTTCCCACCGTTCCGGGCGGCCCAGATGGTGCCGTTGATCATGTCGTCGCTGACATCGATTCCGCGGTTCGTCTCCATCAGGGAGGCGGTGGGATCGCTGTACGCGTTCCGCATCCTGCTCAGCGTCGGATATTTCTTCCAGTTGATGGCTCCCCGCACGGCCTCATCGCTCAGGTTCGTCGGCAGTCCCGTCAGGTAGGCGATCTCCTCCTTCAGGGCCTCGACCTCCCGCTCTGCGGCGCGGGTGGGCTCCTCACTCTTCATGTACTGATAGATGTTCCAGGCAAGCCACTGATCGGAGGAAGCCCGCTTCCCGGGTTTGGTGACGGAATTCGTGGTGGAGCTGTAGTTGAGGTTGGAATACAGCCACTCTCCGTTATCCGTCATCCAGTCATCCGTCAGGCTGTCCGGATCGATCCCATAGTCATTCCGCAGGGCGTTTACTGCCTGGTTTGTGGCCGAACTGTAAGGCTTATAAAATATGCTTCCGGGCGTGTTCTGAAGCTGACGAAGAGATTTCAGCGCATCCTGGGCTTTAACCTTATCTGTCTTTGCAATATTAGCAATGTTCGCCATCGCTTGCCCATAATTGCCGGGTCTGTCTCCAACCCTCCAGGACGGGGCTCCGGGCTTTGCAGTAATAGTCTGGAGTGCAGATTTAGGCCGCTCCTGTTTAGGAAGCTGGATAGTCTGCCCTCCCTGATTAGCCTCATTTCTGATGTGAGACCAGGCACTCTGGAAAGCGCCCGTCTGTCCTCCTTGGCTGGTGTTGTTCCTGAAGTGAGACCAGGCACTCTGGAAAGCGCCCGTCTGAGGAACGTCTACCGTAGTTGCCGGATTATTCGCAGTATCATTCACAGCACTGCTCTTAGCTTTGTTCTTTATGTTTTCAAGAGAGAAAAAAGCCATCAAAAAGCCCTCCATTCCCTTAGCCTTTGAGGCGATCAAGCCGTTTGTTATCCGTCATTTTATCTTTTTTAGCGTTGGTTGTGGCAATCTTGTAGCAAGGGCTTTAGCAATCCTGTCCTTGGTCGCACCCTGGCCAGTACCATTCACAGGACTCCCTACTGCTTTGCCAGCTATCTTACCGGTGCCCGTCCCTCCGGACAGATCGTCAATCAGCTGCTCATCGGGATCTTTGGTAGGCTTATCATCCTTCGTAGGATTCTGGTTTCCGGGATTAGTGTTGCCGTTCCCGCTCTTTCCGCCGCCTCCGCTTCCGCCCGCGGCGGCCCCGCCGTGGGCGACGTTAAACTGCCGTACGCTTTCATCAAACTGCTTCTGCCACTGCTGATCCCCGATGGCGTCCCGGCCCTGCTGATAGTTCAGATTGGTGTTGAACTGCCGGACACCTTCGTCAAACTGCGTCTGCCATCTCTGGGCCTCCGCCGCTGCCTGCTCCTTCTGGTTGGCGAGGTTCAGGTCAAACTCCCGTACGCCCTCATCGAACTGCTTGCCCCACTGCGTATCCTGTGCCGCGGCCCGTTCCTGCTGGAAGGCGAGGTTCTGCTGCCACTGCTGGTCAGCGACCTTGTCCCGGCCCTGCTGATACTTAAACGCCCGGTCCGCCTGCTTATCCGCGACCTTATCCCTGCCCTGCTGATATTTAAACTGGGTGTTCCACTGCTGATCTGCCACCTTGTCCCGGCCCTGCTGGTAGCTGAACTGCTTGTTCCACTGCTGGTCGGCTACCTTATCGCGCCCCTGCTGATAGGTGAACTGTTTATTCCACTGCTGGTCCGCGACCTTGTCTCTTCCCTGCTGATAGGTGAACTGCTTGTTCCACTGTTTATCCTGGGCGGCGGCCCGCTCCCGCTGGAAACTCTGTCCCTCGTTGAACTGCCGCACGCCCTCGTCGAACTGAGCCTGCCACTGCTGGTCGGCCTTCTCGTCCCGCTCGATCTGATACAGCCGGCTCTCGTAGTCCGCGATCTGGTCGTCATAGATCTGGCTGGCCGCGTCCACCCGCTGCTTGTCCAGGTTCGCCAGCGTCTGCAGGTTATAGCTGCTCCGGCCCATGCCCCGTCCGGTGGCGGTCCGGTCTGCCTGGCTGTACGCTTTGGCGAATTCCTTATTGCTGTTCTCCCTCTTCTTCCCATAGGAATAATCCAGGCTGTCCCACAGTCTCTGCCGGACGTTCATCTTATCAGCCTGTTTCTTGTTCCTCGCTGTCGTCGTTGCCATGCAAACCGCTCCTTTACTGATAGATAAAAAAGCACACCCCGCAGGATGTGCTCTCAGTCCTTCTTATCCTTTGCTGAGCCTCTCGAAAACCTCGTTCATTTCGGTCTCCAGTTTGATCGTCCGGCCCTCCAGATTGTTGTGCCGTCCGACCTTTTCCTCCAGCAGCTTCAGCCGGAATTCCATCACGGCCGTCTGCTTCCGGTTGCTCATGTAGGTCCCGATCAGGGCGCATACCGCCGTGACCACGGTCGCCAAAATGGTTTCCCAGTTCACTTTGCTTTTCCCCCTTTGGCGGTCTTCGCCGGGGCTGGGGCTTTGGCTTTGGCTTTGGCCTTGGCTTCTTCCTTCAGCGCCTCCATGGATTCGATGATCCACATCGCGCAGGTGGACAGGGTATCGTCCAGCCGTGACCAGCATCCGGTGTCCACGGGCGGGACGCCTGCCTTGGCGGGATTCCGAAGCCTGTAGGCTCTGCCGTCGTCGTAGACCACCACGTCCCCGACCTGGTATTCTGTCTGCTCGTCGTACCGTCCTTTAAGCATCCTCGTCCGCCTCCTTATACACGTCCTTGACTTCCGGCAGTCCCGCCAGGCTGGTCAGCATACTCAGCACAAAGGCCACGCCACTCACAGAGAGTGCACGGAGCCAGTCCACCTCGTTGAACGCGGCTCCCACCGCGATACTGCCCACCATCGTCTGGGCAAAAGTCTTGACGGCCCGGATCAGCGCGGCCTTCGCCCATTCCTTCCAGTCCCATCCCATGCTTGATTCCTCCTTATCCTCTCAATCCCAGCCAGTCGCCCAGCTTGTCGTAGATCTTCTCGAGCTCTCCGCGGGGGACGGAAATCATTTCGGTTCCGCTTTCGCCGCCCTGACCGTACTCAAGATAATCAGCCATCATGTATCCGGCCTTGCCGCCGTACTCGATCTGGATCCACTGGCCCTGATCGATCAGCACCTCCACCGTCGCCCCGACCGGAACCCTCAGGATAATCCCGGAATCCCTGCTGGGACGCTCCCGCATATTGACGGTATTCCCCGTCGCCCCGGTCGGCAGAACAACCTTTGCCGTCATGCCTGTTCCCTCCTTTTGCTTATAGGATACGCCCCTCAATTCACCCCATACCGACCATCTGGGATCCGTGATCCGGCTTGTGGTGACGCCCGCCTTGCAGCCCTGGGCCTCGATCACCGTCCCGTTGCCGACATACAGCCCGATGTGGTTGTGTCTTCCGTCGCTGGCCGTCGTAAAGACAGCCGTCCCGGGGAGGAGCTCCTTCCCGTCGATCCGTTTGCCCTTCCTCAGGTTCCCCTGATTGGTGCAGTATTTATCCCAGATGGTATTACTTCCGTGGGCGATATAGAGGCCATACCGGCTAAAGGCATGCCGGAAAAGCCCGGAGCAATCTGTGACCCAATGTTTTGCCCACTTGCCGCCATACAGGACGGAGGCGGTGCGGTCAGGGTCATCCCTGTAATCCTTGACGTACTCCTTCTGCTTTTCCGCGCTCCACATCTCGTGGGTCTTCCCGTAGATATAACCCCATTCCTCATCCAGCGCCTGCTGGAAAACCAGAATCAGGTCTGCTGCTGTGATCATGTGAGAGCCTCCCGCTATATTATTTTCTTCCACCCAAGCCAAGAGTCAAAATATTGGTTAAAATAGATGTGTATCGCTCCGAGATCAAGAAAAGAAACAAGCACAGTTCTGTGTTCTGGTCTGCCAAAGCATATCCAGTCCGCAGATTCTTGCATCCCTGTTGGACTCGCTTGACCAGTCAGAGTCGCAGTACCATAAGCACCAACAGTAAAATTATTCATGACTGAAATTGACGGCACTTCTTTATAGCGCATAACATCCGCTGCTTGTAGTTGATCAGCAACCTCAGCGGCAACTATAGGCTGCACACCCGCTACCACCTCCTCAGCAGCAGCCTGTGCCGCGTCATACGCCGCAGTCTGTGCTGCCGCCTCTGCTCCGGCCTGAGCCGTCTCTGCCGCAGTCTGTGCCGTCTCCGCTGCTGTCTGTGCTGTTTCGGCTGCTGTCTGTGCGGTTTCGGCTGCTTCCTGTGCCGTCTCAGCCCCAGTCTGCGCCGTCTCAGCCCCAGTCTGTGCGGACTCCGCAGCCGTTTGCGCTGTCTCCGCAGCCGTCTGAGCCGCCTCTGCCGCCGCCTTCGCCGTCTCAGCTCCGGCCTGTGCAGTCTGAGCATTCCCCGCTGCCGTGACCGTCTGGGTCTTCAGATCGGTCATCTGCTCCAGCCAGCTCTCCTGAGCAGCGGGCGGGGTTGAGCTGGTGGGCGAGAGACTGAGTTGGACAAAGGTCTGCACCTTGGCGCTCTTCCCCCGTTTGCTGTCAGTGTCCTCCAGCCAGACCTCCATCTGCCCATAGCCTTCCACCGTCCCCAGATCCCCGGCTCCGGGAATCCATGTCAGGATTCCGTCCTCAAAGGCTGTGGTGGCAACATAGGCGTCATCAGCAGTCTGCCCCGGCAGGATGTGTACTATACTCGCCACCCCGTCAGGGAGCACCTGGAGCCAGGGCCGCATGTCGATCTCGATCTTTCGGAATTGATTCTCCCCCGTCTTCCCGATCTCAATGATCTGGGGGAGATGCATGATGTCATACATGGCCCTTCCTCCTTATACCGATAGCCTTTTTCATCTGACAAACCCGGCTTTGTTAAATCCTCAAACAGTAGATTCGTGTATATGATGTCATCGTACACAGTCCTTCCTCCTTATGTTCCAGCGATAAAGGTCAGAGTGCCGTTCACGGTTGCCCCCGCATCTACAGCTGTTTTAAGCCCGTAGATTTGTAATGAACCGGCGCCTGTAAGTCTGCCATCAAGACAAGTCGCTGGCCTGTTTGTGCCGTAATACACTACAAAATACACATATTTCTCCGGCCTGTACCCTGACGGAAGTGTACATATCGTATTCCAGCCGTTTGTCGGAGCATCTGCCGTAATTCCGGTCAGCCTGACAAACACAACAGCCCCGACATGCGATGCCTCCAAAATGGTTGCTGTCACACCTTCAGCCATCGTTGGCGTTAATGCGGATCCCGTTTCCAGCTCTTCCTGTAAAGCGGTAACTGCTGTGGTCAGCGCGTAGGTTCTCCACGGTGTTGCCGTGCCACCTGTCGAAAGCCGTCGTATAGAGAACGATGCTCCTTGTACGCCATAACAGATCTGTGTCCGATAGCTTGCACTGACGCCCCGCTCCACTCTCAGGATAAAACCGGTGTTGGTGAGCGGTGCGTTCGGCATCGTCTGAGCGTTTGCGGATGCGGGAGCATAGTAATTGCCAACTGTTGTGATGGTATCCAGATCCGTGCCGTCAGGGATGACCGTTGGGGCGCCGTATGACCAGCTCTGATCTCTCAGCGTATCGATCTTTTCATCCAGCGTCTTGCCCTGTCTGGCATCCAGTACGCTCCCAGCAGCCGTGGTGGCGACATTGTTGGCTACCGCTTTGGTGGATGCAGTGCCTAACCCCAGATTTGTCCGCACCTGTGTCTGTTCTGCGTCTGTCAGTGTCTGCGCGGTCTTGACAAGGGCGCTGTCCAACAAACCGTCAACGTCATCCCGCAGAGTCTGCACATCTGAACGGTTGCTCATGTCCCAGTTCCCGGACGGAACATTGTTGCTGTTGATCGGCATCTCCGCGTCCAACGTGGTGTCAGTCTTGTGGTAATAAAATATCCTTGACCGCGCACCCGTTGATTTCTCGATTCTGATATAACCGCCGGATGAGGATGTTGGTAGATCAGACGAGGAAACTTCATTCGCCTGAAAAAGCCCGATGCTCGGATATGTCATTGCACTGTAAATCTCAGCAAGGGTTGCTCCAGACGCTAAGTTCAGATCAGTAACGGAGGAATACGTTGTAACCCGAAGCTTATCACTCAGCGTATCCAGATCCGTTTCCAGCGTTTCAATCCGATCCGTGGTCGAATTTACGACAACTCGGGTGACTCCAGCCTCTGTTGCGGTGACAAGCATCGTGACATGCTTTACAGATGAACTGGAGGAAACCAAGCTAAAGTAATAGTTGCCTCCGCTGCAGCCGACCGTTCCGCTGTATCCCGCTGTCATGGCACCGTCTGACAGCACATTCATCGCCGCGCCAGCCACATAAATCGGTACCACATCGCCCGGATTGATCCAACTGAGCTTGGCCCAGATAGCCGCCCAGGTATTATCAGCCGGAGCCAGCCAGATCCACTTGGAGGCCCCAAGATTTTCCACAGCCGCCCGTTTCTGCGCGTCCGTCAGCAGCATGTCGGTGCTGACCACCTGCCTGCTCTCCGGAGCGATCAGCGCCATCAGACGCCTCACGTTCTTCAGCAGCTCAGTCACCGCATCGTTCAGCCGGGTGCCAAACCGTAATTCATCGTCCTTCCAGCCTCTCGGCAGAGGCAGGATGTTTCGTAAATTCTTCAGCATCAGTCTTTATCAGTCTCCGCAATGATGTGGACTCCACCGATGAGCCGCCAGGGGATGTTTCCCCCGTCCGTCTCGATCCTCAGCCGGAACCGCCGACCGTTCCCGCCGATGTGGATCCTTTTCGCCTTGTACCGCTTACCAGCCGCGATCTGCTCTGCCGTCAGGGGCTGGACGGTGTAAAGCTTCGTCTTGGCCTTCTTTTCCGTTTCGATGGTGATTCTAAAAGTCACCGGCCCGGTATGCTCTTCCGTGACGAGCTGGGAGGGGGTGTTCCCGCTCGTATCTCCGGAATACCTCTGTCCGGTAATCCGCTGTTCCGGCTCGATCTCCGGAGTGATGTAGATCTCAAAACCGCCCTTCTTAATGTCGGGTCGGCTGAAGGTCACCCACGGAGTGACCCACTTGGTGGGCTTGTCCGTTATTCTGCCTTCCGTCCAACTGTCGAAGTTCAGAACCACAATCTCGTTATGGGCCTTGACACCATCCTTCTCAGGAACATAGGTCAGGGCATAGGGCATTCCGTTGCAGAAGCTCAAGATCTGCGGGCTATCCATTACTGTAATGGAATCGTCAAAAGCATCGTATATCAGCATCTTATATTCAGCCGTATATACCAGATCCTCGCCGCCGTCCTGCGCGGTGGAAACATCTCTCCCGGAGCCGTTGCACATACACAGAATATACTTGTTCCCGACCACGGTAGCTCTCGGTGTGACAAGCCAGCTCACCGTCCTGAAGAATTCATGCGTCTCCGCTTGCTTGAACGGGGCTGTCTGCTCCCCGTCATAGGTGAGCAGCCCGTGTTCGCCCAGCATGATAATGCGATTGTTCAGCACTCCGATAGTCTCGGGATAGGGGCAGCCGTTACCGTACTGCTCAGTAATGTAAAAATTACTCGGATCGCTTCCGCTGATTCTCCATGCCCGCCGCTTACTGAAAACGATCAGGTAAGAGCCGAAAGCCCGCAGGGCCAGAATCTTATCATTGTCCCAGGTCGGAAGCTTGATCTCCCCGCCGCCATCCTCCGGGATCTCAGTATTCTGGCTCCAGTCTCGCAGATCATACGGGCGTGAATAAAAAATACTGTCTGGGAAATCTTTGCCTCCGCACCCCCAGATGCGCTCCGCAAACCTCTCGACAAAATCGAAGGTATCCGGCACGGTTATATCCTTGTACGACAATGAAGCCCAGTAGGCACGGATCGTGTTATTTGGCAGCGGCACAATCAGGCAGTTCCCCTGGAACCGTAGCGTTTCCGTTCCAGCCTGTGGATCAGAATCATAAATTGACAGCTCATAGGTGCAGCTGCCTTTTCCGGGAGAACAGACATGGAATTGAATATTCTGATAAACTCCCTGTCGCTTTATATCCCCGACCATTGGTATGTCATACACCAAACCGCCGTTAACGATATAGAGATTATCCCATTCACTTGCCCAGACTGTAGTATCATCTCCATACTGCACGTTTTCAGTAATGGGAGCGATTCCCGACCCTGACACTGTATGGGCTCTGAGATAGAGTAGCCTCCCGTTTTGAAACGCAAGCGTAGGATCAAATGGCTCCGGCGGGGTCGGTTCAGGAGGCACAGGCCTTCTGCGTTCCAGCCAAACTCCTTCCAGCTTAGGCGCTGGCTGAAGCACACCGGCTGGCGTCTCCACATTATTCAGCTCTGCCGCATACCGGAGATCGCCGCCCATCTGATCGCCGTATTCGTACAGGCCCTTGAACAGGGGAATATAGATATCGGCATCGTAGGCATTCAGACTATACTGAGCCATCTCTCATTCCCCCTTAGTCCGGAATGTTCCGGAAGTTTTTATACTGGATCCGGTTTCCGTTCTCATCCAGTCCGGCGGCGCCGCCTTCATCAGCGACCTGCCTCAGCATCATCTCAAAGCTGTCCCGATAGGCGTACCCCCTCTGCTGCTTCTGGGGGTTGCCGGTTCTGTAGCACAGCCATGTTGCCCAGTCAGCCAGATACCGGTGAGTCCATTCCGGCGTCAGAGGCACATCGGTGTCATCGCCCAGCCGGGGATAGTCCACCTGCGCGAACCGGGTGTGCTGCTTGTCCCAGACATTGACGAGCCGGTCATAGGCCTCATTGATATAGTCGATGATATGGGGCTGGAAATCGCCTATATCGTCATAGTCCTGATTGTACTGAAACAACACATGGTATTTGATTTCCCCCAGAGTCATGGTTATCACCTCACAGCTTGGGATACTTTTCCTTCAGCACCGTGAACACGGCCACCGGCACGTCCACGCGCTCTCCTCTTTTAACGTAGTAGACCTTCTCGCCGTTCTCGTTTCCGAGGGTCACATGTTCATACTGATCGACCTTCACGCCATCGCTTCCGCTTCCGTCCAGCTCCGGCAGGAAAACGGAAACCCGCGGGCCCGTATCCTTCTCGCTCTTCACCGGCACCGCCGTCGTCATGGGATCGATCATCGCTTCATTCTTAACTGCCATTATTCTTTTCCCCTTTCAAAAAATCGGGGGATGCCCCCGTCTGAAGGCATCCCCCTGTTTGTCCTGGCTTGCCGGGATTCCCCGGTCCGCGTCTTAGTCGCTCACGCCGTGCTCGATGCGGACGATGAAGTCGTCCTGGATGATCGCGCAGGCAAAGTGCGGAACCTTCCACGCGATCGTGCCGCGCTGGTTCAGCGGGTCGTCAGAGCCGCTGGAGCCTGCAGGCTTGATGATGGTCTGGATGTTGGGCTTGCCCTTGCCGCCCAGCTTGACCAGGCCGTAGGCGTCCTGGCCGTAGATGATGGAGGCATGCACCTCGTCGCCGTTGCTGGCGCCGCCGGAGGGCACGATCTTCAGGTTGTTCGTCGTGGTCCAGTCCGTGGTGGTGGCGGGCACCCAGCGGAACACAACCTTCTTCTCCGCGGGATACACGCGCTCAATGCACATGGGCGTCACATAGTTTACGCTGGACTTAGTGTACTTCACATACACCAGCTTGCCGGTCAGCTCGCGGGCCTCGTCCTCGCTGATTGTGTCGCTCACCGTCATGGTGCGGGTCGCGGCGTCGAAGGCGGTGGCCGTCAGCTCGGTCTTGCTGCCATACAGATAGGTCTCGTTCTCGAAGATCTTCCCGTTGTCGACCTCAAAAAACTTGACCTTGTAGATGGTGCCGAGCTCATACTTCTGCACCCGGGTGTCATTCTGGTAGGTGGCGACATCGATCCAGTGCGAATCCTGCGTCAGATCGAAGTAGGTGTCGTGGTCGATCTTGGCATGATAGTAACCGTCCGGGAAAGGCTGAGCGCCCTTCTTCTTCAGGTTGCGGACCACGCGCTTGATGATCTCATAGGTCAGCACGTTGGCCTTGGTCAGAGCCGCACGGCTGGTCACGCTGCCGGGATACATGACATTCAGGCCGGCCATAATCTGATCGCGGCCGATGGTGTCGATGGACAGCTGGGCCTGCCGGTTCAACCGGTCAGAAACAGCCTGCGTCATATCGTCGATATGGAACAGGTCGAACTCATCGGTGATCGCGATGTATCCGCCGTAGGGCTTGGTCATCACGCTGAACGCGGTCTCCGTCAGCTTCTGGCCGTCAGGAGTGATGCCCTCGTACAGGGGCTTGGTGATGGCCGGCAGCTCGGTGAAGCGGTGGAAGTTGACATGCTTGCCGTTGTGCTTCGGCTGCTCGATCATCTGGGCGTCGCTCAGATAGTTCAGGTTGGGCTCCACGTTCTTGAGGGCCCGCCTCTGGAAGTAGTCCTGAAGGGTCGGGGCTACGCCCGCGTCATAGGAATAATTCATGTTGTCGTAAACTGCCATGGGTTACACGCATCCTTTCTTTAAATGGAATAGCGCGCTCCCCCCTTGATTTTCTTCTCGAGCTTCTCAAACTGCTCGTCGGACATGCTTGCTATCGTGGATTTCTCCGCGCCGCTTGCTCCGTTCGGGGAGCGCATGGGAGCGGGAGGCTTCCGCCGGGGCTTCTGCTCCTCCGTCAGGGCTTCAGCCACGTCGTAAAAGTCCCATTCTCCGGAAACAACCTTCTGTTTAACCTCTTCGTCACTCATGAACGCGGAGATCACGTCGATCCCCTGCCGTTCCATGATCCTGTCCGCCTGATGGCTGAGCAGGTCGATCCGGGCCGCTGTGGCCGGATCCCTTTCCCCGTCAGTCTCCTGCGGGGCTTCCTCCGCCGGTGCGGCCTGCTGGGCCATGCCCTGCCGGTAGCGCACCAGCTCTTTGGCGGTCTCCAGGCTCTTCACCTGTCCGGTCCGCACGAGCTCCTGGGCCTCCATCGTCAGCATATGCTCCCGATATGGCGCCATCTGCTGCTCGAACTCAGCCCGCATCCTGCTTTCCGTCTCAGCGACAGCCCGCTGAACCGCCTTGTCGATCCGGCTCCGGACGTATCCCGGTTCCTGCCTGGTACCCGGCTTTTCCGGTTCCGCGTCCTCGTCGGTCTCCTCCTCCTCGCCTTCCTCCGCCAGCGCGGCCTCCAGCTTCTCGGAGTCGTCCTCCGTCTCTTCCGCCAGATCCTCGACCTCTTCCTCTTCGGTTTCCTGGTTGACCATGGTCTCTTCCTGCATAGGAGTCTCCTTTCATTCTTCCGTAAATCGCGGTTGAACGTATATAGCAAAGCCCGCAAGTCACGGGCTCATTGCTCCTGTTTTGTGCTGGCGCGGGGCGAGGTTCCGGCAGGGGTGGGACCGTATGGAGTCCCCGCGTCAGGCTGGCGGACACACCGTCGTGGCGTTCTCCAAAGCAGGTTCCGCCGGGCTCTCCCGGGGTGCGCCTGCCTTTATCCTTATGTCGGCAGCGGCATGCCCGTCGGCTGGCCCATCATGCTGCGGGCCTGCTCGACGATGGCGTCCGGCTGCTGGTCGTTGTTCTCCGTCAGCGGTCCGGAAGGGATCGCCCCCTGCGGCCCGCCAGCTCCCGGCATCCCGCCGGACATTCCGGGCGCCTGCCCTTCCGCCGGCCTCCGGCCGCCCCGGCTTGCCAGCGCGTTGGCCGTCTGGCTCACCGTCTTCCGCAGGCTCTGATTCTCCTCCTGCATCTGCTGGATCTGCTGGCCCATCTGCTCCATCTGCTGCTGCATTTCCTGCATGCGCTGCTGATAGTTCTCGTTCTCCCGGATCACCGGCAGGATCTTGTCCTTCCCGTCCAGGTTCAGGATCTGGAACAGGGCGCTCAGCGGGAAGAACTGCTGCGCCTGGGCAGACATGGTATAAGCCTCCATGAACATCTGGTTTTGGTTCGCGATCCGCTGGGGATCCTTGCTGGAGACCTCGATCTGCACCGTATATGGCGGAGGATTGACCGCGCCCCGCGTCTTCTTCCCGAACAGGCGCTTCGTGTCCACCCGGATCTCCCGCCGTCCAGGCCGGCCCGTAATCATCATCACCCGGTCGTCGTCATAGAACTGAGCCATCAGCCAGATGATCTGCTCGACCATCTGCTTAAAGCCGTACTTCAGCTGCTCTGTTCTCATACTGGCAACCTTGCCGCCGGCCTGGATCAGGCTGTTGATGGCCTTGCCGGAAACGATGCCGCCGGTGGTCTCGCCGCGGGAAAACTGGTTCGCGCCGCTGTCCTGCTTCAGATCGGTCTGCAGCTGGGCGACCATCTGTCCGATCAGCCCGCTGTAGGGCTGGTTCTGCAGCCACTGGATCGCGGAGGGGTCGATCCGGTCGCCCTCAATGACGTCTGTCTCCCAGTCCGTCAGGGCTTCCCGGTCGATGCCGCTGCCCTTCTGCACCAGCATCCTTCCCTTGCTGCTCATCCGCAGGTTCATATCGATATAGCTCATGTACCGGTTGATGTACCGCATCATGGGCGTCAGCTCGTGCACCAGGCCTTCCCCGGCCAGGCTGCCCTCTCTCGTGTCATGGACGTCCAGCACGAAAGGATACATCCCATGATCGTATACATCCCGCTCCACGTCCAGCAGGGCGTTCCCGGCGGCGTAGGCCACGTTGACCCTGTATCGCCGGCTGGAGGCGTCATATTCCCGCCACCAGTATTCGATCATCAGCGCCCGCTTCTCATCGCTGGCGTGCTCCGCGTCCTCCTGCCCGTCGGTCATGCCCACGTTGTTGTGGGTGCCGTCGTCGGCGGTCACATACCTTCCGCCGTCAGGATAATGCTCCGGATACCAGCTCAGCGGATGCCAGCTCACCTTCATGACGGCCCGGCAGTCCTGGATGTTCTCCGCCGTCGGGTCCCAGAGGAACGCCTCCAGGGGCCATCTCAGCAGCGCGATCTCGCCCTTGCCGTAGGCCATGTCCGGATCCCAGGCGATCTGGGTGATCGCCGTGCCGGGGCCGTAGAAGTCCTCGCAGCGCCGGTAGTGCAGCTGCTCGAAATCGTTCGCGCAGTAGACCACATAGTGCACCATGTCCTGCAGGTCATCCGCGGCCTCCTGCATGCTCTCCGTCTCCGGCATGAGCTTGGCCTCCGGCATCGACAGCATCTGGTCCGCCACCACGTTATTGACCGTGCTCTTCAGCGTCTGCAGCTGCAGGATCTTCTTTCCGCTGCGGGCCGTGGTGCCCGGCGTATCCTGCCCCGGATCCTCCATATGGACGATCTTCCGGCATTCCTTCGCCATCTCATGGTAGGGGCGGTTCAATTCCTCAAAGATGTCCAGCCGGTCGTAGATCGTCTCCAGCAGGTCCTGCTCCTCCTCGCTGAGGGGCTGGTCCTCCAGATAGATCTCCTCCCGCAGCTCCTTTTCCTTATCCGTCATCTGCTCACCTTCCCGTCCCGCTCCCGCGGTCCTTTTCGATCTCCGCCAGGACGGCTTCCGGGATGCTGTCCCTCGGGGCCCAGCACTCCGTGATGTTGTACCCCGTCGGGCATCCGGCGTCCTGGATCAGGTTCCTGGCCCGCTTGGCCTCGTTCTCCGTCCGGAACAGGCAGAGCGTCCCACGCCCGATCACCGGGTGAAACCCGACGAAGCCCTCCAGCTTCTGGATGAACCGCAGCGCCTTGTCCTGGGCCTTCCGCTTCTTCCCCATCAGGAAGGGGCGGATCTCAGGAATCGCCACGGTCCACAGGCTGATATCCGTTTCCTTCTTCGGTCCGATGGTCTCCGTAAACTCCATCAGGCGTCCCCCCTGTCCCCTGTGTCGAAAGGATCGAACGGCTTGTAAACCCTCGGCGGTGTCTTGGTCGGCGCGACCGGGTGATCCATCAGGAAATATTTGGTCGCGTCGTAGTCATGGTCTTCCGCGTCGCTGTCGACGTCCTCCGGCTTCTTCTGGGAGTAGGGCAGGTTCGGCACCGTCCGGATCCAGTCCCGGCAGGTTTCGAAGATATACATTCCCGGCCGTCCCTCTCCGTCAAACCGCAGCCGCTCATGCACCTGCATCTTGCCGGCGATCCGGGCGTGGTCTCCCTTGCTGAAGACGACGCCCTGCTTCCGTCCCATGTACCCCGGCGCCATCTGGTCCGCGACGGAATCTCCCCGGCTCTTGTCAAAGATCGCCGGGTCCGCCGTCCTGAGCACCGTCAGGTTGTTCTTGATCTCATCCTGTTCCCGCTCGATGATCCCGTCAGCGATCTGCACCGGCGTCAGCTCGATGCCCACGTTCGCCTGCCGGGGCTTGCATCCGTACCATTCCCGGTACAGGTACGCCCTGCCCTGAAAGTCCATCGCCCACCACTGGCAGGCAAACGGACGGCTGAAGCCATGGTCAAAGCTGAAGAACCGCGGCCAGTCCAGCGGGATTGGGAACGGCGCGATCACATGCGTCCACTTCCGGTCCTGGTAGTGGTTCGGATCGTTGACAAACTCCTTGAAGACCTGTCCCTCGAAGGAATCCCAGTCGCCGTTCAGCAGGGCCCGCCGCAGGGCCTCCGGCTTTTGTTCCAGTTCAAAAATGTAGTCTTCCGTGATGAACGGGTTCTCCATCGCCAGTGCGGGGATGTACTGCGTCCTGAGCTTCCTGCTTTTGTGCAGCGTCTCCGACCAGATCTCCTGTTCCTGGATGGACATGTAAGGCCCTGCGTCGACGAACATTTTCTTGACCCAGCCGTGTCCAATGTTGCCGGGGTTGCTGGCGCTCCGCACAATCGGAACGACGCCCAGGCTTTTCTTCGCCCTCAGGCGGGTCTTCAGAAAATCGTAGACGACCTGTTCAAAGGAGGTCAGCTCATCGAAGTACAGAAACTGTATTTCAATACCGCTGTACTTGAACCGGTCCGTCTCGTTCTCGCAGTGGCGGAACAGGATCTTACTCCCATTCACCAGCAGGAATTCATGCCTCCCCGCGTTGTACTTCGCCAGCTTCTCCGGATAGGAGGACATGGCCTCTTTGATGTCCGTATCCTCCAGCTCCTGATAGGTCCGCCGGAACACGACCGCCGTCGTCCCCGGGTTCTTCAGGCACCGGAAGAGCGCGTCCATGATCAGGGCCTTGGTTTTCCCTCCGCCGGCAGCGCCGCCGTACAGGATCTCGTTGGCTGGCGACGCATGGAAGATCTTCTGCTTCGGCGTCGGCTGATAGGTGATCTCGATATTCGCCATCAGTCCGCCGCCCTTTCATTCTGCCGTGCTCCCCGTCAGCTGACCTGCCTCGCCGGCTGTCCTGAGTGCCGCCAGCCATCAGGAGGGTATCTCCCTTTCCGGCCGCATCGCCATCAGGAGGATCCACCTCCCTGGCTGCATAAAGACTTCCCGGAGGGTGCCTGCGCTCAGCACAGCGTATATCGAAGGAGGTGTAGGTAGGAAAGGAGAATCCTCAATGAAGAAGAACCCGCCATGCCTGCGCCCTCCGGGAAGCCAAGCTGTGATCATTCAAAAACCTTTTGCCCCCTATGGGGCGATGTCCCGGGGAGAAATCATTTTTCATCCCCCTGCCTGGCGCTGTGCCGGGGAGGGGAGGCTAACGGTGCAAGCGGGTTGCGCCGCGCGGAGTCCCGACCACGATTCGGCCCCCCGGGTTCCGGCCCAAAACCCCCTCCCCCACCTTCGCCCTGCCGGATCGGCGGGCGCTGGGCTGGTGGGGTCCCCCCTGCGCCAGGGAGGACCTGACCGTGCCGGGGCGGGGCCGTGGCCCTCCTAATATTTCCGCCTGGGCGGAGGGGCCGGGCCCCTGCTCTGCTCCCTGCTCCCCTGCTCTCTGTTCCTGCTCTGCTCTGCTCTCTGCTCTCTGCTTCAGGCTCCGCTTCCTGCTCCGCTTCCTGCTTTGCTCTCTGCTCCCTGCTCACCGATCACTTGCGGGGATCCTTCCTGCCTTCTTCCGTCCTGTATACTCTGCTGCATACTGCCGGATCAGCTATGCATAAACCGTGTATTCTGCTATAGTTTATACACATAATATTCAGGATTTTTACTGGCAAGTAAATGATGGTAAGCTACCATACCAGATCGGTACAATCAGGGCTAAAACAAGCATTTCAACTATTCGTTAAACTACGGTTATGCGAATAGTTGGAGCATTCCGTCAGGAGGGTAAATCCAGATTGTACATCCTTCCGGATCCTGTCTGCAGCTTACTGCTCATCCTGATCCGGGCACCCGAGATCCGGCATGCCGCTGATCTGGACCTTAACTGTATTAGCTTCCTCTCCGGAAAGGATCTTGGATCCGTAGACCAGCGCGAGGTTGACGTGCTGCGTACGCCGCCAGGGAAGATCTTTATCATGAAGTCCGGTCCTTAGTTCCTTCATGGCCTCCTGGGTGATCTCTCCCCAAACTTCACGGTACGCAGCGTTCCATTCTTTTTCGTAATCAGGATGGCGCCGCCAGCGATACATAGCCGCATCAACTCTGTGGGCGCCCGTAGGATCGTTATCAATGTCAACGTGGAAGACCTTCTGTGCGATCTCTCTCCTGCTGTCTCCAGATACAACGCACTTCACCCACAGCTTCTGCTGGGGCGTAAAGGGCTTCCGGTAAGGTGCCGCCATGCTGTCCGCCTCCTTCCTGACCCCGGCAGGGGTCGCTCTGCCACGTTATTTTATGCATCCTCCATCTCTCAAGGCCTTATATCACAAGCAAAGCATGCAAAGGAAAGAGAGATGGAAAGCGCATACAGAATAAGTAAGTGAGAAGAAAAAGGAAAACCACCTGAGGTTTATCAGGTGGCTGTTTGATATAGATATATCACTATAGCATATTATGCTGTCAAGTCCTTGCATTGTCAAGGGGTTAATTTTAGCTGGCAGGGAGGGCGGGTTAGAGCTTGTTTCTGATTCTCATAATCTTCTGAGCTTCAGAGAGAGCCCAGCCATGGGCCCTGTATATGCTGTTCGGGTCGGTGTATCGGAGCTCGTCGGAGATGGATTTAAAGCTCCATCCGCAAAGGTACCGATAGGTCAGGATCTGGCGGTACTTTTCCTGAGGGATGGAATTAATGAGCTCTTCCGCCTCCGTGATTCTGGCTGCATAGCTGCTGATCCTGTCCTGCAGGGCCCGCATGGAGTCCACCATGCCGACGGCTGCCAGCTCGACTCGGGAGGTTCCGGCCTGGTGCCCTCCGACGGCACTGGTGTCGCTGGTTATCGTCAATCCCAGGTCCTCATAATGCGCCAGGCGGGCTCTCAGGCTTTTAAGCTCAGATTCAGCCTGGTAGATCCCCTGAAAGTACTCTTTCGCCGTCAATCTTCCTCGCCTCCTCCATCAGGGGCGGGCTCTCCTGCTGACGCCGGAGCTGGATCCGGGTCCGCCGGATATCGCAGCATCCACAAATCGCACCCTTTGCCTTTCGACTCAAGCTGGCATTCCTGCCGGTCCTCGCACCAGTCGCAGGGACTCTGACCGGAGATCATGCCGTCAATGCACTGGTTATATGCTTTGATATCTGCTTCAGCTCTCGCCAGCGTGTCCTCCAGATCTGTCAGGCGCTGGCTAACCTTCTTCAGGGCTTGTTTAGTGTTCATTTACCATTCCTCCATTCATGGTCTGTAGTCTTCAAATCTGCTGACCTTCTTAAAGATGATCTTGTTGTTGCACCACCGCTGAAGCCGTTTGATATCCTTCGGAGCCTCCGGCTTGTTGTAGATCATCACATAAGGGTCATACCCGAGATCCCGCAGCGTGTAGATCCGGTACAGGTTCTCTTCCATCGTGCTGTTGAAGTTTGTCAGGCAGTAGACGGTCTTGCAATGTCCCTTCTTTCGGTACTTCTCCGCGAAGTTTCTGAATCTCCCCTCCAGGTCGTCCTTCGGGTTGTCCCAGGCGAAGTGAACCATCCGGATTTTCATATGGTTCAGGTCGTCGATGTCCTCGTCGTTCAGGCACCGGATATCCAAGCCTTGCGTGAAGTCCAGCCAGCACCAGGTCTCCCTGTACTGCCGCATCAGGTCCCGTTTCTCCCTGCAGGCCGTGATGTTGGGATCCAGCACCTTGATTTCAGTCTTCCCAGTTTCGGGAGTCCAGAAATCCTTTACGTCCGCGACCTTCCTGGAGCATCTGCCCTCTTTCGCGGCGACGTGGCAGAAACTGCACCCTCTCGGACATCCTCTGCTCGTCATGCTGACGGCGAAATCATACTGCGGATAGATGGAGTAGTCCGGGAACATCCGCTCGATTTCCTCAGGAAGGTTCCGGTGCTTGTCCTTGTCGAACACCTCCACCCCATCCTCCAGGGTAATCGCGTAGCCCGTCCCGCCTTTAATGACCTTGTCCGCGTTCATCGGCTCCGGAACATCCGGCGAATAGGCGCTTGAGAAAACCTTGCTCATGTAGACGATGTCATAGTGGATGAAATCCGACCACCACCATTCCACCTCGTCGCCCCGGGCCTTGTGGTATGCGCTGATCCTCATCAGGGCGAGATTCGGGAAATTGTGTCCGTCCACGTCGATCAGACCGATTTTCACGCCCTGTCACCTACCAGCTCATATAGATCGCCTCAATCGGCACGTCCGCGTTCCAACTGCCCCTCAAACCGCCCCAGCCGGACGGTGAAAAGTAGTCCACGATCGACTTCAGGCATTTAACCGCCCCTTCAACGTCGCCCCACCCATTATCAGGCTCCAACCGCTTGTATACGCCCGGCCGCATGGTCAGCTCCGTGATCCCACGCTGCACCTTGGGCAGAACCTCCGTGATCGGATACCATTCGCCCAGGTGGTAGTCCCAGTCCATCGACTTAACGAAAATCTCCCGGAGATTGTATGTTGGCGAGTCGTACTCAGGGTGACCGATCATGGCATAGCAGTCATCCGGCGCACCGACCACCTTCACACCGAAGCGGATATCGTAGCTCACTCGTTTCCACCTCTTTCGCCGTCCGCACAGAACCATTCGCCCCTCGTGGCAAAGTTTTTAACACCAGTGTTTATCCATCGTCTGCATTTTTTAAAATCAAGTATTCCTTCGGCAGACCAATACTTGCAATCCTTGCATCGGACAATCTGATCGTCTCGATCTTTATATCCCTTCTGATACTGTTCCCGGTCATACTGGAGTGCTTTAAGCAGTTCTTCCTTATCGACATTCACACCGATATTCACTACTGCTTGGTAGATATTACCTTCGATCTGATTCCGCATCTGAGTCTGTATCACTTCTATCGGGCTTTGATAACTCATTCCACTTCACCCCACGTCCGCAACAGCTACAGTAATTTGTTTCCCGGTCTGCCCTCTTTCGTGGCAATCTTTGACCGCAGTTGCCGCAATACGCTTTTCCTTGGCTCCACGTTGGCAATGCGGATTCATGCTCTTTCAGCAAGTTCTCGACCATCTCTTTTACCCATTCATCCACGTCTATCGCTGTTTTGATATGATCAATCAGCGATTGGATAGGTATTTTATGCTCTGCCATCCCACTTCACCGACCTTCAGAACGTGTATTCCACGCTTCTACCGCTTCCTTTTTTGTCCGTCTTACTCCACCCGTACCACCGCATCCGGTTTCATCTCCTGCCATACTGCACGAAACTCTCCAATTCTCGATAATGATATCGTCCAAAAACTGTTCTGTTTTCCATACTTGGAGTTTATCCATGCGTCCGCAGAATGGACAAGGCTTAAGTTTCATTCCCACATCAACTCCTGTCCGCACTTATCGCAGAATTTGGGCTTTCCATATATAAGGTTATAAAACGAACGTTCGCACCTTGGGCAATAGTAAAACTCATGGTTATATGCGTTCTTCACAACCTTGACCGGCTTTGGTTCCTGCTCTTTCAGCAGGGCGAGCGCATCAAGCATTATCTGTTTTACTCCGTTTGCGTTTTCGCATGGGTCTTTATACGGACATCCATGATAGTTACATTGTCCTGCACAGCATTCAAGCCCTTTTATAACCGTCTCCCGGTCAATCGAACTCTCCATTATTTGCCCTCCTCTGCGTGATGTCATCAATAAGGTTCTTCTGCTCTTTCAGCAGGTCGATAGCATCTCGACAAGCCTGCTCCCCGTATCCCCAATAACGTTTCGGAATATAGCCATGAATAATTCCGATGGCATCACATAGCCCTTTGATTACCTTTTCCCGGTCAGGCATTCCACCATTCCTCCTTTGAGTAGGGGCACAAGCTCCCATCTCCGTAATCATCCAGCGGCGCTACGCTCTCCAGGACCTTATACAGCTCACACTTCCTGCATTCCTCATCCGTCAGGATACAGGCTGAGCAATAATCCTTCTTGGCTGCCCGGACCAGCAGGCTCAGATCCTCGACGTCCATGGTGACGCGCTGAGAGTTGCTGCTGAGCTTCGGGACCATCCTGAGCTCCATGTCGTTCATGACGTTCTGGATGGTCTTCCGCTGTTTAAGCGGCGTCGTGCCGAGAACGTCATTCAGGCAGGCCCTCAGGTGACCGAGCATCAGCCGCCAGCGGATCCGGCCGTACGGGATGCAGTCCAGCCGGCTGGCGAGGTCATCCTGGGCGTAGGCTATGCTGCTGATGGCAGCCAGGCACCAGCGGACGGCCTGCATTTCCGTCCTGGTGAGGCGCTCCCGGTCCTCTTCCGGCAGCGAGTAGTAAGTCGTTTTCATCAAATCACCCCTTTATGTAACTGAAAAAACCGAAAAACCGAAATAACCGAGTTTGCTTATATATATGTTTTATATAATCGTACATACTCTATATTACAGTTACATAGTTACAAATATAAAGAGAATATAGAATATATAAGGCTTTGAGGGTGTAACCGAGGTTGTAACCGACATGAACCGAAAACCGAGATTCTGCCCTCAGAAGGGGAAGAAGTCCTGCCGGGTCTTTTTGTAGACCTTCTGCACTCCCCACGGATCCATCCTGGCGGTTTTTCCACATCTTTCCCAGCCCTCCATCTCGTTCATAATCTTACTGATCTCGATGCTGTCTGCGCGGCCCGGCTTGCTTTCCTCGGGCTCACCGAGGGCGCGGTGCCAAAGCTCAATGATGCAGGTCATCGCGTCCGGGCTCTGCTTCATATCGCTGAGATACTGCTGAATGGCGCCCACCCTCCAGTCATCCTCTTCCGCGCCGCGCTGGGCGGTCTGGATGGTGCCCAGCAGGGCCCGGTTGGCGAAAGGGAGGATCTCACCGCGCTTGTACAGCTCCCGGGCCTCCGCCCAGCACTGACGGATGCAGGCGCGGATCTCGGCCTCCCGGTCGAAGACGTCGTATCCGCTTTCGGCGCACTGGACCGGATAAAACCGTCTGTTTCCGGTCTTGTCGCTTAAAAACTGCGGGTTATTGGTGGTCCCGATAAAGATGCACCGTCTCGGAATGACTTCCACATGCCGGTTATAGGGCGCTCTGTAGCTGTCCTCCTGCGTCGTGATATAGGCCTTGACGGCCTCCGCCTCCTTGACTCGTGTCATAGCCAGCAGCTCAGCGACCTCGCCGATCCAGACGCCCCGGAGGCTTTCCACGCCCTCCTTGCCGGTGATCGTGTTGATGATCCGATAATACTGGTCGTCCATATTCAGCCATCTGACCAGGGTGCTTTTCCCGCCTCCCTGGCGGCCCACCAGCACGGCCATATCGTCAAACTTGCATCCGGGGTTATAGGCCCGGTGGATGCCGCCGGCAAAGATCAAGCGGGAGACCTCGCTGGTATAGTCGTTATCCTCGGCTCCGATGGCGTAATGCAAAAATCCCTGGATCCTGCTCTGTCCATCCCACTTGAGGCCCTCCAGCAGGTCGATCAGGGGATTCATCTTCCGCTGCGCGAAATACATCATGGTGGCGCTTTCGAGCATTTTCGGGCTGTACAGTCCGTATCCGCTCTGGAAGTATGCGGCCATCCTGGCGTCGTCGACGTCGGTCCACTGCTGCCAGCGCCCTGCGTGTACATCGAGCCATTCCGGCCTGCCGGTCATCTCGTTCATGCGCAGCTTGCTGCCGTAGTTCTCCTCGATCAGCCGCAGGAAAAGCCCGATCTGAGGCTTGACGGCCTGAGGCGTGACGCTCTGAGCCAGGTTCACCTCGCTTTTCTTCGTTTGCTTCTTCTCCATGCTCTCACCTCCTCTCTGACCTCGTCGAGGCGCTGCTTCTGATATTCCTCGTACTCCATTCCCGCGTACAGGTTTTCCAGCTCCGCGATCTCCCTGGCGGTCCTCAGGATCCTTGGCTTGCTCTCGATCTCGGCGGCCTTGCCGGTGTCGAGCCGGATCTGGATTTCGATCCATTGCTCGTCGTCCCGGATCTGCTGCAGCAGGATCTCCGTCAGGCCGTCCAGGCAGGCCGCCAGCTCCCTTCTCCGCCATTCCTGGAGCGGATCCTCATCCTTGAGCAGACCGAGCCCCATGGCCCCGTCCAGGGCCTTTACGGCGGTCTTAAAATCGCAGCCATCGTGCTCCATCACCCAGTCAATCACGCTTCCGCCCCGCCCGCACCCGAAGCAGTGCCAGCCGCCGGTCCCGGGATATACTCTCAGGCTGGCGTCGTGGTCTCCGTGGAACGGGCAAACCATAAAGCCGTGCCGCGTCTTATATCCGTACAGGGCCAGCACCTGATCCATGCTGACGGTGTCCCGGATCGCCTGGGCGGCCTCTCTCAGCTCCATGGGATCGCCTCCATGGAGATCTGCTCTGGCTTGTTCCTCTCAGCGTCCTGCAGGGCCTTGACGTGCTCTCCCATAAAGTCATAAACAGCCATGAACAGCATGGCCGCGAGGCTCCGCGTCTCCCCGGTATACTTATCCGCCATCCGGGTCAGGGTGGTGAGGGCATCGGCCCACTCCTCATCCTTCCCGGTCATGTCGTGCATCTTTTCGTGCAGGGTGTAGGCGTCCTTCCAGACCGCCCTCTCCTGCTCATTCAGGCAGCTTGTCATTTCCGTTCCCCCTCAAGATATTCCATCAGCACCTTGCCGGTGCTCCGTCCGTCGCAGAACCTGAACTTGACTCCATACTTTTCCTGCATGGTGATACAGGCCTTCCTCAGCGTTGCCGGGTCGAACAGGCACATGGGCTTTCCGTCCCTCCACATGGGGGACCGCCAGTTATCCAGGCGGCCCCCCGGCAGGGTCTCTTCTACCAGCACGATCAGCTGTATGCCGCACCGCTGGGCCCTTTCGCATTCTTCCCGGAAGCGCCGGTGCTCCTGGAAGACGTCCATGGCCAGCTCTTTGACGTCCATCTTGGTGTCGACGCAGATGTCATGCCGGCAGGCGATGGCATAGTCTCCTACACACAGCGCCTGCCGGATGATCTCAATTCCCTGTCGCTCACACCAGGCATGGATATTGGCATGCTTTCCGGCCTGATTCCTGGTATCCTCCAGCAGGACCATCAGAACGGGATCTCCACGTCCTCGACCGGTGTGAAGGCGCTTCCGGCCCCGCCTCCGGCGTTCTGTGTGCCGATGTAGTCATCGGAGAATCTGGGCTTGCCGGGGTTCATGGCCTTGACCAGCCCGCCGCGGATATCGTCGACGATCTCCAGCCTGCCGATCTTCGTGTATTCCTTGTCGTTGAACCAGTTCAGCTGCATATTAATCCCGACCTTTTTCCCGACCAGGCGCTTTTCCTCGCCGTCGAAGTGGTAGTCCGGGTTGCTCTTTTCGATCCGGTACACCGCGTCGTTGAAGCGCCGCTTGTCGCTGTCGGGATACTTGCTCGAGCTCTGCGGGTGCGGGATGCGCAGCCGGTAGTCTCCCTTGTACTTAGCGGGGAACCGGCTGTCCTTGTTGGCGCTCTCCGCGCTGTACCGCTTGCTGAAATAGTCCTTGTATTCTCCCTCCGTGATGTCGATCCGCAGGATCAGGCTCTGGTCCGGGGCGTCTCCGTCGATCTTGACGGCCTTAATCTCCGCGATATAGGCCCCCGCGGGCAGCATGGGATAGGCGCCGGTTCCCTGGGCTTCAGCTTTCATTCCATCAAAACTAATCATTTTCAGATATCCTCCTCATCGATCTCAATTTCTTTCTGAATTCCGAGCGGGCAGAACCGCCCGATCGTTTTGTTGTGGTAGGGCAAAATCTTACTGTTCAGCATGCACCGGTACCTCCCCCCGCTGTTTTCGGTCCTGCAGAAGTCGCAGATATCGCAGATGACCATGTCCTCCGGAAAGCTGACCTCCACCGTCACCGGCACCGTGATATACCGGGTGCATTCCTTCTTACTCCGTGCCGTCTTCGTCCTCTCCTTTCCTTTCGTCCTCCTCCTTCAGGGCCCGCCGGGCGCATTCCGCGTCCCAGGCCATGTCCTCCCAGTGCATGTATTCCCCGCAGTGATCCGGGTCCAGGTGGATGCTCTCCTTCACCCGGCACTGCTGGGCGAACCGGCAGTCATCGTGGCAGCTCCTCTTCTTTTTCCTCCTTTCGTCGTATTCCGCCGCCTGCCGCTTGACGGCGGAGAGCATCACCGCGTTCCCGCTCAGCCACCAGCCGATGATCCCGCGCTGCGACGGGTTTTTGATGTAGTCGTTCCGGGCCAGCGCCGTGGCCTTTTCCAGCAGGGCGATGCATCCATCCGTGTCCAGCCTTCTTGGATCCCGGTCCGCCTCGCACAGGTCCCGGGTAAACTGCGGGCACCTCTTGACGGCCCAGGTTGGCTCGTCGTTCCCGTCCGCGATCCTTACGACGGCGGGCTCCGCCTCCCAGCCCTCGACGGGCTTCAGCTCCGCGCTCCAGCTGCACATCCTCGCCCCGGCGGCCCTGGCGCAGTCCCAGCAGATCGAGGTGGAACAGTTGATATATCTTCCGCTCATTTTCCTTCCTCCCCGATGCCGTAGTATTCCCGGATGGTCCGGTCGACCAGGGCCAGGTCGTTCGGGATCTTCGCCTCGAACATGTCTTCCGGGCTCTTGACGGTGTCGTATCCGTCGCTCTGGGTCCGGAACCAGTGACCCTCCTGATCGATCTCCGTCCGCAGCACGATGTCGAACAGCCCTTCCACCGTCAGCTTCTCGTCCAGCAGCTTTCCGACGGTCTTGGCCTTGACCTTGCCGGTCTGATCGGTCTCCGTATGATGGAGGAAGTACACAATCACGTCATCCGGAGCCGCCGTTGTCACGAAGTGAATCAGGTTCCGGAAGTTCAGCGCCATGTCCGTGAACTTCTGATATCCGACCTCCCGCGCCCGGTCGAAAAATTCGTTGACCAGCAGATACTGGCTGTCGTCGACCACATAGCTTTTCAGCTTGCCCTCCTTCAGGCTGCCGACGATATGCTGATAATTCGCCCTGGTCTTCACATACTTGAAGGGCTTTTTGAATGGCAGCCGGGGCTTTTCGACCAGGAAGATCCCGGTCTTTTCCGGATCCATCCCCTTGATGGAAAAGGTCTTTCCGCTGCCGCTCTCCCCAAGAATCAGAACAGGAATACCCATTGATGTTTTTCCCCCTTTTTGTTAGAATAATTGGTGCATTAGTGTTCCCTTGCGCTTTGCCGTCTGAGGCTGCCACCTCAGGCGGCTCTTTTTTTCATCCAGTCCAGGATCCGGTCCCTCAGGCTCTTCTTCTCTTCCTGCAGCCATCTCCGGGCCTGAGGGCTCCTCATCCAGCTGGGCGGGGTGTCCCCGACCTTGCCGTCCACCGGGATCGCCCGGCTCACTCCGGCGCCCGGAGGCGGGCCGTACCGGTATCCTCTCGCGTCGTCCGCGGGATAAACCCTGGTGTGCCTTCCCGGGGCCTCCACGGGCTCCCAGGAGGCCAGCCAGGCCATGGCCGTGCTCTCGTCATACATCCTTCAGCGCCTCCTTCAGCGCCCTCCCCTGATCGTCCAGGCCCCGCAGGTCCTCGTCCAGCGCCGCGACGAGCGCCAGAATGCCCTCGATGGTGGCGATCTTGTGATCCGCCGGGACGCCGTCCCACTCGTAAACCACCGTGCTGATCTCATCCAGCGCCAGGTCCCGCACGTTCATCTTGATTTCGTTTGGACCGGCCACCCACCACTTGTTTGCCTTGTTTGCCATTGTTTTTACCCCTTTCTTTTTATCCCAGAATCCCTGACACAATCGTCAGGGTAATTCCCCAAAGCAGCGCCATCCCGATCAGCCCGGCAGCGTACCGCCAGCGGCCGATGGTGGCCTCGTCGTCATAGAAAAACCGTTTCATGCCTTCCCCTCCTCCGTGATTCCCAGGAATTCCATCAGCGCCAGCCGAGGGATCTTGGTTCTGTTCCCGCTCCGGATGAACCGGAAGGGAAGCTCTCCCGCCTTCGCCATCAGGTTGATGGTCTGAGGGTGCATATGGAGCAGGGGCCCGATCTCCTGAGGGCTCAGCACGACCTTGTCGCAGGCCCTCAGCTCCTCGATGGTCCTCATGGCTCTTCCTCCTTCTGGTCGTGTTCGTCGTGCCACTCTCCGCTGTCCCACTGCAGCAGGCACTTGTCGCACCCGACCGCGTCTCCGTACATGTCGGAGTAAATTGTCTCGCAGTCCCGCCCGCAGACCGGGCAGGTCGTGACCGGATCGTCATAGGGCGGTGCTCCCCATCTCTCCGCCTCCCGGATCCAGGGCGCGTCAGGTATCTGCTGCATTCTGGTTTGCCTCCCTTCCCCCAAGCCACCATTCCATGACGGCCTCTCCGCTTGACCAGTCCTTTGTGCTTTTGATTCCGCTTTTCCGGTTGTTTTCGAGCATCCTGTCGAAGGCCCGGATGTAGTTCCGTTTGTACGCCGGATACATCTCCAGCTCTGCTGCTGCTGCTGGGTTCATGGGGCATCCGATGCAGCCGATGCGCTTTTTCCCCTGGTCATACAGGCAGCAGTGTTCGATCCCGTTGCTGTTCAGGAATTCCCAAACGTCCTCTTCCTCCCAGTCGATGATCGGATTCACCAGGGTTTTCTGCGTCCTGTAGCAGAGCTCAACCATCCGCCGGGCCTCGTCGTTGTCGACGTTCATGATCACGCTGCCGCGCTGGTTGACCTTGTAGTCCGCTCCGATATTCTCCGCGGCGGCCTTGGTTTTCTTAGGCTTCCCGAAGATATCCACCGCGCCGTGGTTAGCGGCCCGCCTCGCGCTTTCCGCCCAGCGCACTCCGGTCACCGTCACGCGGTGCCTTCCGCTGGATTCCTTGAACCACTCGCAGCAGTATCTGGCCAGCCGGGTCGGAGGCATCTGCTTCCGGGGGATCAGGTTCCACATGGTGACCACCCTGCCGTCCTTGTCCCTGGGGAATTCCCATTCAACGTCCGGATAGTTCTTCCGGATGAACCGGATCAGCTCCGGAGGATCCACGCTGGTCACGTTGTAGTGGGCGTCAAACTTGACTCCGGCCATCTTGCACAGGTGGTAAACGCACTGGCTGTCCTTTCCTCCGCTGAAGGCGACGTAGTACCCCTCCTCCGGGCAGAACATCTGCAGTCTGTCGATGGCCGCCTGGACCTTGTCCCGGATCCGGCCGTCTGCGTTAATTTCGATCTGACCGAGCATCTCCTGTCCTCTCCTCCTCAGACATGATGGAATTCGAGCGGATCCGGAAGGGTGCGGCCACCTAACAGAGCGTTAGCAATTCCGCTATCCACCGGTCCAAAATCACACAGTTCGTGTTGTTTTTGAGGATAAAAAATAGCCTCCACCGTCAGACCGTAATATCTGGCAAGCTGAATCTTGATCTCGTCGCGGGGAATTCTCTTCCCGGATTCATACATGCCGATGGCACTTTGGGAAATGCCAATTTCGTCTGAGGCTTCGGCTATTGTTTTTCCTTTTTGCTCTCTAAGCTGCTTGAGCGTCGACCCGATGTGCATGGAGTCAATATTCATGTATTCCATCGTCTCACCTCCCTTCAACACGATTCGTGAGAATCTTAGCACAACCGTTTTCCTGTGTCAACACGTTTCGTGATATTTTTCATTAAAATTTTCACGTTGTGCGAAAATAACTTAAAAAAACGTCTCACGAGGTGTGAAAATGCTTGCTTTTTTTCACGTTTCGTGATAAATTTGTCTTCCAAAATAGAGAAGAAGCGAGGAAACACCCATGGGAACCAAGGAAGACGTAGCCCTTCGAATCAAGACAATGCGGCTGAGCCGCCGGATGACCCAGGCGGATCTGGCGAAAGCGATCGGGCAGTCTCCGTCCAGTATTACGATGTATGAGACGGGGCGCCGCGTCCCGGATTTCGAAACGCTGGAGGCGCTGGCGGATGTTTTCAATGTCCCGCTGGCTTCCCTGGTATCGGATGAGGATGGGATCTCTTTTGAGGATCAGGAGAGGCTGGAAGCCCTGCACCAGGATCCGCGCCTCGGCCTCCTGTTCGACCGGTCCCGGAAGATGTCGCATGCCGATGTGGAATTCATGCTGCAGATGGCTGACCGGATTTTGAAGGAGCGCGATGCGAATGAATGAAGACCGTCCCGCGGTGCTGGTAGATTTACCCACCAGCATCCGTGGATTCTGCTACCATGACAACGAAGGGGAAAGCTACATTGTCCTGAATGCCCGCCTGACGAGGGAGCAGAACCTGCACACCTTCGATCATGAGCGGGAGCACATCGATCTCGGGGAGATGTATGACACGTCGTATCTGGAATACGGAGGCGCATCGTGAAAGACAAAGGAGATTTTCTGTATAAAATATTCGGCGTCATCCTGCTGGTGATGGCCTATCTCTGGTATCGGTCCGACAATGCCCGGATCAAATACATCGAAAACCTGCAGGAAGAGATCACCCAGTATGAACTGAAGCTCTCCGAATACGAGCAGGAAATAGAATTCCTGGAGGATGAACTGAAATCTCTCAGGGAGGATGATGACTGATCCGCACCTGGCTGGAATATGATACCATCCAGATCCTTGGCCGGGTGGTCTGCTACACGAGAATGTACAAATAAGGAGGAGAAAAAATGGAAACGTATGAAGTCAGATTCTGGGGTCTCTCCGGCGACGATTGGGAAGGCGCAATGGATGTGGAGTTTTCGGACCGGGAAATCAGGAC